TCAAGATAAGATAAAAAGAATTATGGAAATCGCTCGTTTTAATGAGGTTATTCCAACAAATATCAACGAAACATCTCGTTCAGAATATTCTATTAATTTAGTTGATGGTAATCAATATCAAATCGTTAAAGAGAAGATGGGTTACATCATTAAGAAAAATATCAATGAGTCTGACGTAGATTATATTGAGCCAATGAAAAATAGAAAATACTATTCTTCTTATTCTCAAGCTCTTAAGAGATTAAATTTATTAACTAAAGAAGTTAATAGAATTAACGAGCATGAAGAAGGTACTTCTTTATTCGGTGAACAAAAAAAATTCACTTTAAAATTACCAAAGTCGGCACCAGCTCCTGAAGCTGAAGTTCCTGCCGCACCACCAGCTGCACCACCAGCGGTTCCATCTCCAGAATTACCTCCATCACCTGATATGGGTGCTGATATGGGTGCTGATATGGGTGCTGATATGGGTGCTGATATGGGTGCTGAAGATATGAATGTTGACATGAATGCTGAAATGGGTGGTGAAGATGTAAATGTTGATGTTAATGATGAAATGGGTGGAGGTCAAGAAGACCAAGTTACTTTTAAAACAATTCAAAAATTAACGGGTAAATTAACTCAAAAAATCAGAGTATTAGATAATGAAGAAGGAATGACTTCTGAAAATATCAAATATGTTATTAACATGGTTTTATCTTCTTTAGAATTGACTAATTTATCTGAAGAAGATAAAGAAGATATCCTATCTAAATTTGAAGAAGATACAGAAAATTTAGAAGGAGATGATATGGGTGGTGAAGATTTTACTGATGATACTGAAGTTGAAGATATTCAAGCTGATATGGATGTTCCAGTTGAAGGTGAAATGGAAGAAACAATGTATGGTTCATTTGGTGATATGAGAAGAAAAGATTTCAAGGGAGACAAATATTATGATGAAAGTGATACTGCGGCTAAAGATTTCGAAATTCAAGGAATAGGTACAGACGATTTTGACGTTGAAGAATTTGATAGTTTCCAAAAGTTGTATGACAAGTATGGTGACAAACAAAAATGGTTTAATAAAAACGATGGTGAAGAAATGTTTAATCTTTACAAAAATAGAACTGGAAAACCATTCAAAGTAAAAACCAGAAAATCTGAAATGGAACCAAGTAACGGAGCAATTATGGACAGCATCTTCAAAGAATCTAAAGTTGATAAAGTAATTTCAAAATATTTTGAAGTTACAAAAAAAGAGATTAAAGAATCTGCTGAAAGACAAGCTGATAAAAAACTAAGAATTAAATCTAAAGTTAATAATGTAATGAATTCAGTTGTTAAAATGACTGAAACTATTGAACAAGAATTAGCTGCTAAGAAATTCTTAGAAGAAAATTATAATTATACTTTTATTGGAAAAACAAACAAGAAAAACTTGGTGTTTGAAAATAAAGGTCAACAAAAGAAAATTTCACCAGAGGGATTAGTACTATGAGTTATTTAATCTACGTAAATGGTTTAGGTCCTAATTATAAAGGAGACAATCTTTACGAGTTTATTTTCTCTGATGAAAAAGATGTTTGGGGAGAGTTTTGGGAAAGTAAGCCATCAAATGGTTATCCAACTCCTCCCGAATTAAAACATATTAAAAAGGTAGGAGTTCTGAGAAATACTGATATAAAATTAGATTTGATTCAGAACTCCGATTTTTTTTGTATGATAGATGCGATGGATGATGTTGTCGCCTTAGCCTGGGAAACCGAAGAATCTGAAGGTCAAAAAAGATTGGTGTTTAGATTTGGTGAAGAAGAGCAAAAAATAAAGGACAAACTCTATGAAAGAGATTTGATATTAGAATTTGAAAAGAAAGTAGTATATGAAAATTAGTAAAAAAGCCCTTCAACTTATTGATAAAGGAATGACAGCTAAAACTGTTTCTAAATTAACTGAATCACAAATTAATATTTTACATAGTAAGTTATTTTTGTCTGAACAAGTTCAAGAAATGCCCGCTAAAAAAAGTTATAAAGTTGGACAAGAAGGTGGAAATTTACCTCCATCACCAAAAGGGTATAATGTAAAAAAAACTCCAACGGGTGATGTTGTTGCTACACCAAACGAATCTGAATTAGAAGAAGATGTTGAAGTAACTACCGACCCAAATAAAGAAACTGAGACTCAAGACCCACATCAAGTAGGACCATCATCTGATGATGGATTTGGTGATGAAACTGATGGAATGGGTATGTTTGAAAGTGAAAAGAAAAACAAACCTAACCCATATTCTATTTGTCATTCTCAAGTAGGACCAAAAAAATCAAGAAAATGGCAGAGATGTGTTAAAGCAGTAGAAAAACAATTGGCGGAAGGAAAAAATCCCGTATCTTTGTTTCTTGAATCTCAAATTATGAATATCGTAGAAAGAAATTTACAACCAAGAATTACTAAAGGTGATTTAGTGAAACACCTTAGCGAAAGTGAAAACTTTGCAACAAAACACTTACAAGGTTGGGGAAACAAAAAACCTGCTAAAGTTAAAACTGAGGTAGGTGAACAATCACCATCAACAGCACCGTCAAAACCAAAAACGTCGCCAACAACAAAACCAGGAAAACCAGGTACAAAACCTCAAAGACCACCAAGTCCTTTTAAAAACCCTAACCCAGGAGAAAAAGAATCTCCAAAGGCTAAGAAGGTTTCACCTGAAAAGGCAAAAGATGAGGTTATTGATGTTATTATGCAACTTTTACAAAAATAAGAAAATGGCTAAAAAATTAAAAGAACAAATAGATTACGGTAATAGACCCGAAAGAATGGACCCAAGTTTAGAAAGAAAATTGGCTAGTCCTGATAGTTTATATGCTCAAAATCCTGCGATGAAGAAAGGTGCTGCTGATGTTCAAAGATTGGTTAGTCAAAGATTTGGTAAAGTTGCTGATAAACTTAAAGAAGTTACTGGTAATCGTAATATTAGTTCTCAACAAGTACAAGGAATGATTTATAATGAGATGATGTCTAGACTTCAAAACGTTATGAGAATTGAGGCATCTAATAGAGAAGAACTTGAACAATTAGCCGTTGATGCTTGTTTGGAAGAACAACAAGTACCTGAAGGAGTGTATCAAATTGACCCTCATTTAGGTGAACAACCTGATACTTCAGATTTTAGATATCAACCAGAAGAACCTGAAGATGATGAAGAGGAAGATGAAGAAAAGAAAGATGAATTAGAAATTCCTTCATTTGATGTGGAAGATTTAACTGACGAAGAAGAATTAGAATTAGAGAAACATAAAAGAAATATTATAAATGCCTTAATTCAAGGAGCGGCAAAAAAGGGACACTACCTTTTCCAAAAACCTGAAGTTAAAGCGAAATTAGACGAAATAGACCCATCTCTTTACAGAGATTATTTGGGTATCATGGCAATCAATGATTTCATGTATTTTACTATGGAACAAATGATTGAGATGATGAGTCAAACAGGTCAAGGTGTTGCGGGTAAGGTATCATTAGAAGATGCTGACGATGAAGGTGAGGAAGGTGGTGAAGAAGGTGGTGAAGAAAATGGAGAACAACCTGATACAAAAATTGTTGCGGTAGGAATGATATTCCCTATTTTGTGTCATGAAATTATAAAAGGGTTAGAAGAAGCTAAGGGAAGACACGGACACTCACAAAATAAAAGTATTAGAGATAAAGTGAGAGGCGCTGTGGATGTGTTATCTAATGAACCAATGCAGTTAAGGATAGGACCTGAAATTGTTGAAAAACTTAGAAATGCTCTACCAGACTCAATGTTTGAAGAATCAAACAAAGGTCTAATAAACTGGTTCCATATCTTGTTATACCAAATACCAGCTCAAGAATTCTTGGAAATCATAGGAAACGCCATCTCTGAAGATGCGTCCAAAGTAAAAAAGGCAACTGCAAGATTTGAAGAAATCATGAAAGAGGCTAAAACTATGAAGGACGAATTTGAAGATTATAAGGAAGAAGAAAATATCGATTCTGATGAAGACGACAATGATGACGATGATGAAGGATTAGATGATTTCTTAGGTAGTTTGGGGATATCAAGACCCAAATAATAATTTGTGACTAAAGAACAATTAATTATAGAAGTAACGAAGTGTATGAGGAACACACCTTATGCACTTCGTACTTATTTACAGACATACGATAATACCGTATCAAAATACGTTCCATTAGATTTATTCCCTGACCAAGTTAGTCTTATCGAAGATTACGATAA